TCACTTAAAAGAGATAAGTAATAATTTATAGAGTTTTCTAACTCTTTAGTTAAATTCTCTAACTTAAACGCTACGATACCGGATGTACTGAAGGCTTTTTTAAGAATATTTAAAGAATTTATCTGATTTGATTTAGTTAATGTAGCATCTTTTACTGAATTTTGTCTAATTGAAAAATCATTTTTTTGGTCGATTAGTGCATCAACCCTCGCATTATGAATTCCAACTTCTTTATTGTGTTCTTGTGCTTTGTTTGCTGCTTCTACTTGTAAGTCGAAGTCTATTTTTAGTTTATGAATTTGATCTTTTATATCCCCAATATTTGGATAATTAGTAGCTATATTGCTATCAATAAGCTGTGTTAAGTGTTCAAATCTTTCAATGTTTCTCTTATTTGTTTCATACATTCTCTTTTTATTATCTATATCTTTAATCTCATTGGACCATTTTGTAGCTTTTATAAGATCTTCCCCTTGCAGAGTTTTATTAGTATCTAGTTGATCTTGTAAATCAGCTTTTACTTTTTCTAAATGTGATGTATCAATGGTTTGACCACAAGAAGGACAGATATCGTTTACTCTAATGTTAGCGATATCGTTTTCAAGTCTCACAATATCACGTTTACATACATTAATATTTTCTTTTAAAGATTCGTACTCTTCCCAATATTTAAACTCAGCAGGGGCTGGTAACCCAGCATCAAACGTGATAGCATTTCTTTCTTCGATATGCATATTGTTCTTATCAATTTTCTTACAGGTTGTTTCGTAATTAGTTAATTCTTGCTGTAATACTCCTATTTTCTGCTGTAAACCTTCATCTACAGATGGAATTTCTTTTTCATATTTTTTATCAGGAATACTAGTAATAGACATGAAATCTTCAATAGTTTTAAGCTCACCGTGCAAACCAACTAGTTCTTTATCAACTTCAGAAGAACGTATTTTTATTTTCTCTCCTACAGCAATATACTTTTCTAAGTTGAATAGATTTATTAAAAACTTTTTACGATTGGCATCGGTAGCCCTTAAAAACTCTAGTAAATCAGTAGAAGATTGATAGGTAAGTTGAGAAAATACTTCAAAATCTAATCCAAGCACTTCTGAAAGCATTTTATAAGTATCTAAAACTTTATGATCAGAAACATCTTTACCATTTTCTAGTAGTTTTACTTTTGTTTGAGCTCCCGTTCTGGTCACGGATACTACATAATCTTTATCATCAGCAACAAAAGAAAGTTCTGAATTCCAGTTCTTATCTTTTGACCAACGATTAAGTATGTCAGCTTTTTTGATTCCTTTGATGTTTTTATTGAAAAGTGTTTCTTGAATAATCATAGCAATAGAAGACTTACCGCTTCCATTAGGAGCAGTTAGTTGTGATATCTTTGCTTTATCAAGGTCTATAACATTATCTTTTCCATAAGAAAACATGTTGGAAAATTTAAGTTCTTTAAGAGTGATTTGGCTCATTTAAATCTTTCCCAGGTAATAAATGGTTCATAAGGAATATGCCCATTAAATTCATTTATTTTATCTAAAATCTTAGAAATGTAAGGTTGAGAAAATTCCCAACCAGTGAGTTTTGTCCTTCGTTTTAAGTCTGGATATTCTGTGTATATAAACTCAGAGTCTTTATTACCTGCCTTTGTTCCGTCATAGTTTGCTGCATACCAACAAAAAATAGGTTCTAAAGAGGTAAACGTAAAAAATCTTTTTCTCACATTGATAGCATACTTAACCATGTTTGGAGAATCTTCTTGCCAGCCTATACCTATAGTATCATGAAAGTCAGGATTGTGTCCAGAGAAGATAATAATCTCTTCGGGGTCAATGTATTGAAATAAGTGAGTGAGAGCCATTTGAGAATATGAACGGACAAATTGCCCACACTCTATAGCTTGTTGAATAGTATTTTCTATGAACTCATCAAATGAGAGTTTTATAATCTTATAAGGTATGTCACGATCTTTACACCATTTTACAGCCCAAATAATGTCACCTTGATTCATATCACCAAATAAAGATAAAATTAAGACTCTAAATCGGATTCCTAAGTGATAAAAAGTTTCAGCTGTTACCTCTGAATCAATACCCCCACTCATAGTGATTACATAGTCACCCCTATGATGAAAATGAAATTTTAGAGCAAGAGAACTAAGATCGTATCTAAATTTAGAGCTTCTATGTTTGTACTCTGGTACTGATACAGTCACATGATCAGTTATAGCACCCCACTCAAAATCTGTAGGACGCCACCAACTGTTATTAGAATATTTCCAATAAGTTCTATTACAGTCTAAGATCAAGACTTTTAAACTCATCTAGTACGGTAGTTGTGTCTGCAACTTTGATATGATTAAGATATATCTCTAATTCTTCGTAGATTGTTTTATTTTTGAGATCTAGAGTTACATCATCTTGTGGTTTTTCTACTACTTTTTTGTCCAAAAGCTCTGAACGATCAATTTTAGACAACTGATCGATATTACCCTTTACTTCATAGATCACATGATGTCGGTCATCTGACTTCATCTGCTCTCCTGCCTGAATAGTGCGTCTAAGTAGCTTAGGTAAGTCTAGATTATAAAACTCGCGAGTGTAGTTTGAGGAATCGATAACATCATAAATATCTACTCCATATTGTCTTTTCTCATCACGGTCAAAAGTAGTATTTACTGGAGAACCAGGATAGTAACAGTTAGTGTCACCATAACGATGATTAAAGTGTAGATCGCCAAGTAGACACAAGCCCCAAGGTGCGAGACGGGAGAAATCATATTCCGGCGTAATGTGCGGAGGAACTTCTCCTCTAATGTGTGTAACGAGTATATCGCCTGGTACCGGTGTCGGTAGATTGTCTGTCTGAACTTCGCCATACGGGAAAAACTGGAACGATACATCTCGGATAGTAGCACGTCCGTTTCTAGTAAATACCACCACGTTCTCATTTTTAATAGCATTTTTCTCAGTAAGATGCTCAAAGAAAGATTCTCCTTTTCTAGTAGCTTCGTGATTGCCAGGGATGATGAAAGTAGGAATTGAGACCGAGTTGATGTAGCTCAAAAACAGCGAGATTTCATCTGGTTCTGGTTTTTTGTCAAAAATGTCACCAGCGATTATATGTACATCTACGCGTTGTTCTAGCGCGATCAGCTTACGAAACAGCTCACGAAACCTAGCCGTTTGCCAATCTACTGGGACTTTCTTTTTGTGTAAGTTAATATGCCAGTCGGCACTACATAAAATTTTAAGCATTTAAATTCTCCAATCCAACGATGTTACCTTTTGCAAATCCTCTCTCTCTCTTAAAATATATACTGTTAATAAATATCTTTTTATCGTTAACAGGTGAGTTGAGGTTAATTATTTTAATCTGTTTATTATTATAGTATTTAATTAATGGGTAGTCTTCTTGACTATTAAAACCGATAGGCACTTGTCTTTGTATATCCATAATTTGTTTATCATACATTCCAATATTTTTCATATACTTTTTAATAACATCAAAAATTATATTAAAGGCTTCGTCGTTATGAATTTTAGCAACGAAATGCCACATATTGTTATTCGCAGAAAAATCAACTCCATTTAAAGGTTCTATACTAGCAGATCCTGTATCATACCACTCAGAGTTCCATTTTTTATATGCACTGAAATAATCGCTAAAGTATTTTGTTTGTTTACAGATAGCAAGAAAACCTTCATAGAACTCTTTGTAGGACATCCCTTTCTGTACGGCATAGTATGAAACTAAGTTAGTAAATCCATGACTGTGCATAGCAGTTATCCAAGAAGCAAATACTAAAGCTTCAAGGATATCATCATTTGTCATAGTGTTTGTACTATACACCCATTCAAATGTTTCTTCTATATCATCAACATCATTTGGGATAAAAGACTTAATAGTTCTCCACTCAACCCCTCCTTGACTTATAAGATACAGCTCTGAGTTGTTTAGACCTAATAATCTATATGTCTGAACAGAGATTTCTGGAGAAATATCGTATAGTTTGTAGAATGTTTCTTTGAAACCTTCTAACGTATCATCAGGAAGTCCTAGAATGAGTTCAATTTTAAGATTCAACTCATTTTGCGAACATATAGAAAATACTTCCTTTATTTTATTTACTGCTAGATTTTTTCTTTTGATTGTTTCAAGAACTACCTCATTAAGTGTTTGAAGGGATACTGTGTGGAATCTAGTTGAGTCAGTATTTTCTGCTAATTTTTTTACCATTTGTACTACTGTTGCATTTTGGTTTTTTGCATAGTTAGTTCCAAAGGCTATAGTTCTTCCCGCTTTATTTTGTTCCTCAATAATCTTATCAACAATTGCTGAGTCTCGCTGTTCAAATATTCCAAAGTTTGCGTCTGCAATATCTATAGCTTCTATTTGCTTGTTATGTAAAGTCCATTCAATTTCTTTAAATACTCGCTCAAGACTAAATTTTCTGATCTTACTGTACGTTAAACTTCCCCAATCACAAAAAGTGCAAGCATAGGGACAGCCTCTATTACTCTCAAGTGTTGTAACAAACTTTAACTCTGGGTTGTCCCTCAAAATTTTGTCAAAAACACCATTTAAATAAGGAGATGGAAGAGTGTCTAGTTCCATGATTCTTTTTGCGACTGAAGTTCTCTTAGTTTTTCCTAGATCATTATAGATAATGCCAGGAACTGCTTCTAAGTTTGTGAGATTATCTAGTACAGCTTTAAATGCAATTTCACCTTCTTGTATTACGTGTGCGTCAATAAAAGGGTATCTTTGAAAAAAATCTATTTTTTCAATTTCCATCTCAGGACCGCCAAAAACTATAATAACTGAAGGATTAAGTTCTTTGATTCTTTTAGCTACTTTTAAGCTGTAGTTCCTACTCCACATGTAACAAGAAAAACCTACAACAGTATCCTTAGCTAATGCAATAGCAGTTTGTTCGATTGGTTCTCTACGAAATATAATTTTATTTAATTCGAACTCGTTATTTGCAAAGCTATTTATATAACTCCAAATTAAGGCGGCAGAGTAGGGCAAGTAAAAGGTATCTTGATTTAAACTCACAGGAAAATTTGTTTGCACTAGACTAAGAGTTTTCATTATTTTTTATACTTGCCTTACATAAAATTTTTAACACAATCAACTCCTTTTTCTGAATAATATATCAATATAACATTCTTTTCTGTTATTGCATACCTCAAGTAGCGTTGATTTTTATATTTGCCATTCCTCAATTTATATGCTAATTTATGTTTGTTAGCTAGTGAACAACGTAACACCGCAGGTGAAAAGCTGTTGAACAAGGCTTGAATCACTGTTTTCTAGCTTGAGTCTCGGAGAGACGCAGCCGTGGCAACGGAGTTGCCTTAGCGTCACGTCACTCTTGTGTCTAGATTTCAAGGTATTGAAAATCTTGTGTATACCACATAGCAAAAGTATATCTCTCACCTTTAGTTACTTTCGTAACACCATGCACAAAGTCATCATTAGAAGGAAATAGTAAAAGAGTATTAGCTACAGGTCTATAAGACCAGTCTAGTCTAGGAAAATATATATCTCCACCTTCATACAAATCATTGATATAATATATACCAGACCAAGTTCTAAATGAAGTAGGATGATTTGTTTGATCACCATCAGGCCAAGAGTTATCTGAGTGAGCAGTCATTTCTCTTCCAGTTTCCCAACGAGTTAATTCTGTATTATCTGGAAAATGTAACTCTTTAGTATACTCATGAATTAAGTGTTGACCCAAGAATCTACATATATTCATATACGATTTAAAAGTAAACCTGATTTCATTCTGAGAATCTAATAATTTGAAGGGTATAGTCCTTCCTGCAAACTCTTTAATAGTTTGAGACTTCATAAAATATTCGTTCTTAAATAAATGTTTATTTGCATCTAGAACTCTACAAAGAGTAGGCCAGTGATAATCAGCATCAAAAACTTCTTTTCTGATGATGATTTTATTTAAACATTCCTCACGCTTATCTCCGATAATAGTTTCAAGTTGATATGTTTTTTCATGCATATTTATTTATCCTTAGATCCGGTCCACACCCACAAAAAGTAAATGGACACTTTATAGGGTTTTTAGGTTTGTGTAAGTTTTCTTTATATATATTTCCAAGCCTTGCTTTAGGGTAATTAAGCAAACATGCACTTGGATAAACATCACCATTTGGTTTAATGTGCAGTCTATCAAAACCTATCTCACATTTTAAACCTTTAAAATTATTTATATTATTACTAAGAAAATCTATAACACTATTTATCGTATAGGTTTTTCCATCAGTTTTTGTTATTACTGTTTCAAAGGTAGGTATATCAGCCTGTAAACTATTCTGTATATATTCTTTTTCTGATTTTGAATAATTGATGATAGCTTCCGCAACAACAGTTTTTCCAGACGATTCATCTTTTAAAAAACATACTTCACATTTATTAGTATATTTTACTGATTCATACGCTCTTATAACTTTATTCCAATACCTTTTATCTCCTGCTATAGAAATACTTCTTAAGTGCCCACTATTATAGATAGTTTTTATATTGTTTATAATAGTTTCTTCTACAGCAAACTGTGGGTGCCAACTCACATCTATACAGTTTTTTGGTTTTAACGTTGCTACTTTTTTACTCAGTGTCTTATTATTCATAGAAAGATTAGTAGTTATTTTAGGTATAAATCCTGCTTTATCGATCTCATTTAAAAAGATATCCCAATGTTTAAATAGTGTTGGTTCTCCACCTAATATATCAATTCTAGCTGTTTTATTCTGAAAATACTCTTTTAAATAGCTAATTGCATTAATATATTCTTCTAGAGAGCGAAGTTGAGTGGGATCAGAGTTATTATAACTCTCACAATAAGTACAACTATAGTTACACTTCATTGTTAAATCCCACTCAACTTCAGCTTGATAGTTTGTAAAAGTAGTGATTACAGATTGAAGATTATCTGCCGATAATTTTTCCAACATCACCCTCAAAAGTATAGCTTCCAACATGGTTTAGTTTAGTATTAGGGTCTAGCCAAATTTCACCACCTATTTTTTGCCAGCGACGGCAGAAAGTATAGTCCTCTGAAAGATATCTATTATCATCAGGATCTAACCAAGTATCAAATAAAGCATAACAGTATTTATTAAACTTTTCATCAATGTTTGAATCATTACGATAATGAAGTTCAGGATATGCTTGCATCATCTTTTCAAATACTTCGCGTTTCACCAAGAAAAAACCTGTTGATGCATCAAGCACTTCTACAGCACCGTTTTCAACACGAACTTGTTTATTCTCGATATTTTGAAACTTAAAATTAATAGCATACTGAATTGGTAGTGCTTTTTTTGGATAAGCAGCAGCCATAATTGGCTTATCATAGGCTAAAGCTCTAAGAATAGAATCAGCATCAAACTCAATATCAGAATCAATAAATAGTAGATGTGTACAATCTGATTCTAAAAACATTGCAGTAAGAATATTTCTTGCACGAGTTACTAGTGATTCATTTCGTAGAGTAGTTACTCTAAAATTAATTCCATGCCTCATTAAAGTTTGAGAAGCACGAAACATTGATAAGAAATACTGATCTGTTAACATGCCCCCATAACAAGGAGTTGCAAAGAAAATATTGTGTTCTCTTAATTTTTCTAAGTCAATCGTTGCTTGATTACCTTCAACAGTTTTAAAAGCACCGAAAGAACGTTCCTTCGGCGCTTCTTTACCGTCAGCAGGTTTCATGTCTGCTAAGGATTTTTTCATTATGCTAGATCATCCACATCTTCTACAGGTTTAAATTCGTCAGAAACATCTCCAGCGAAATAGGCGGTGTTTTGAAGTAACCACTCTTTTTGCTCGTCATAAGTTTGACGCTTGTAAATTTTACTTAATTCAAATAACTCAAGCTCTTTTTCTGCGTCTGTGAGAGGCGCGTTATTACGTGCTGGAATAATTGAATATTTTACGTTTTGCGGAAGAGGTCCTGTCTTCTCTTTTTTGATAGTAATATCATACCCGTTAGCAGCATCTGCAGGGTTTCCATAATCAGGATTTGTTGCATAGTCTACAATTTGAGAATAGATTGTAGCACGAAGGTCAAATAATTTAATTTGTCCGTCTGAGCGATCAATCACATTACAAACGTAAGAGAACTGAGGTTTATCTGAATAGATGGCTTCATCAAGTTCTTTGAAAGGGTCAGGAGCTGAATTATCAAAAGATTCAGTTTCACGACTAAATTGAAGACATTCTACAGGCATCTTCTTACCTTCTTTTGTTACTACCCAGTAGCAGTAACGGGGCATGACATCTCCAATTAATCTTACTTTAGTATCTCCGATACCCATAGTAAGCCTTTGGATTTCTCTGCGTTGTTGATTGCCAGAGGTTTGCTTACCTTTGGCTTGATCCCATGCGACCATTTTGTTTCTCCTTTGTTGAACGTTGGTTCTTAAGTGTAGGATTTCCTCGAAACCGAGGACTCTGGTAAAAAATAAATTTTATCGCCTTTTATACTTATATAAGGACTTTGTATTTCTTTCTTTACGTAGCTCTTAGCGATGTAGTCTTGAGCTTCGCTAATTCTACGCATAGAAAGTAGCTGTAAGTATTCTATCTTTTTACTAATAGCTACATTATGTGTTAAAAACCATGGGTTAGTAAAATAACTCATTGGTTCAAGTGTTTTGTAGTTGCAAACTAGCCTATCTTTTTTCTGCTCCAATAAGCCAGTAGTAAATAAAAACAGCGGAATATGGTTTATATTCAGTGCTTTCATTAATCCCTTAGTTGTTCTAGCATTATACAATTTAGTTTGTGCAAATGCCAAGACAAGAATCGCCGCTTGATCTTTTCTTGCCTTTGCTACTAATTCATACCAGTTAAAGTATATAATATCCACGTTGTTTATACCATTCAAGACGTTTAGTTTGTTGTCTAGCAACTATACCACCAGACAACCACCAATCTACAATCATAGGGATTTGCTTATCAGGGTGTTCACGAATGATACGACCAACTCGCTGTTCAAGCTTAATAGGATTATTAGAAGGACAAGTAAGATACAGTGTATCGAGCCTATGACAACTAATCCCTTCATCAAAAAGTTTTGTTGATAAGACTGCTTTATACTTTCCTCCAACCCCCGAAAGAACATCTTTTCTAGTTGATTCATCTGTTTCTCCAATTAAACATATACTATCAGGAATTAACTCCTGTAAATCTTTTAACATTTGTACTCTTTCGCCTAAAATAAGAGGACAACGACCAGAGACTATTTGACTTTTGGCAAAATTAGCGATAGCTTTCAAGTAATCTTTGTTGCCGCAAAGTTTGTTCAGCTGGCGCGACCAGTCTCTTTTGGGGTCAATTACGGGAAATCTAAAGTCTGTTCGTTTAACTTGAACTATAGGATCTTGCAGTTGTCTTGGATCACGAGCTTCTACCATATAAGGTGAGAAATAATCAGCTAAAAAAACATGCTTACCGTCTTTACGTTTTGGTGTTGCAGAAATACCTATTTTAACTTTTGCGTTTAAAGAGTTTAAGGCAGTCGAGAACATTTCTGCAGGACAAAGGTGAGCCTCATCTACTATGACTGTAGAAAAAGCATTTTCTAACTCATCTCGTCTATTGTATATAGATTTATAAATTCCCACCGTAATATCTTGTATATCAAATAACCCATCACCTACTTTTCCTATTTTAGCTGAAGGTAGTTGACGTTCTAATTCTTCTATCCACTGTCTAAATAAAAGTTTAGTATGAACCATAACTAGAGTCTTAGTATTGTTTTTAGATATAATTTCACAACCTGTGAAAGTTTTCCCCCACCCACAAGGGGCTTGTAATATACCAGATCTAGCTCTACCTCTAGATAAGAATTTATCTGCTACTTCTTGCTGTTCCCATCTTAACTCGCCTGCAAATTTATGTTCGTTATCCATTTGAGTAAAATTACGATCATCTTCTAGTTCATCCCACGTTAGCTTATGATATGAGTTAGAAGGCACTATATAATAATCATCATCCTCTGATATGGTAGATAACCACTCATCTCCATTATCATAAGTATATAAAGATAAAAGTTGATCTACATCAACAACATCCTCTTTTTTAATGTAAATCTTTTCTGCTAAGTATATCTTTTTTACATGAGTTTTATTTAGAGACAAATGCTTTCTCCTGTACAAAAGTTCCTGCTGTTTTATTATTTCCTTCTTGCCATCCCCAGTTAGATAACATTGATTTAATATCAGTATTAAAATCCATACTTCCGCAAATCATTACTTTGTTTTCACTTGGATTTAGGTCTGGTATTAATGCGCCTGCACTAAGCATAGTGGTTATGCGTTTGTTTAGTCCTGTCCATTTTTTATCCTGTGTTACTATAGGTGTAAAAGTAATGGGTAGTGAATCTAACATTTTGTTATATACCCTTAAATCTAGAGACTTGCGAACACTCCATACTAGATTTATTTGATCAAATTGCTCATAAGTATAACCATCATTTAGAATAGAAATAAAAGGAGCAACTCCTGTGCCTGTTGCCAATAACCATAGATTACCACCTAATTCAATGTTAGCTAATGTAAGTGTACCAGTAGTGCGCTCGTTCAAATACAGCGAGTCTCCTGGTTTATAATTACTTAATTCACTAGTGAGTGGTCCGTTAGGTACTTTAATACTTAGAAAT